CGTTATTTATTAACTTTGGTCTTATCACAAAGTCTGATTTTCCCTCGTTGCGAGGAGGTTTGTACAGACTTAAAACCACAAAGCCACAATTTGCAGAGAGTGGGTATCTCTCTTAAAACTCTACCCACTTTTATTAACCCTTTAACTTTAGGAGAGTAATTATGGGAACAAGAAGTAATATAGCGTACGAGAAAGAGAACGGAAAAGTGGTCGTAATGTATTGTCATTATGACGGCTATCCAGAATATAACGGCATACTATTGCAAGAGCATTACAGCCACCCCACCCAAGCAAAAGCCTTAGTAGATAATGGCTATCAATCTGCACTTAAAGAAACCTTAGAAGAATCTAACGAGGGCAGAGTACACCAAGAAGAACCTAAAACTTTTAGCTCAGTGCATAACTGGTTATTAGATTTAAGTTGCGACAGTTATATAGAATGGGTTTATCTGTTTACTAACAACGAATGGAAAGTAGCAGAAATAAAATCTATAGTTTTGCCAGACGGAGACTGGGAAACTAAAGCCTTGCACACAAAAGATTTTACTCCTCTTTGGGCGTACTTCACCAAGAATAATAATGCCGTAGGTGATCAATCATGAACTGTGAACTTTGCAACAAACACGAGAACGAAAGAAACATACAAGAACAAGCAGGGTACTATCTTTGCTTGTCTTGTGATTGTAAGCACTCAGATAACGAACTGTTGGCAATTATGGAGAACCAATCATGAAATATACTTTTAAAGAAAAAAGGAAGTTTAAACATATCAGAAGGAACATTTTTGATATACCTACTGGGGAGTTAGATACTCCCCTAACCAACGGACACGAAGTCCTGGAATTTCTTATGCAGGTAGCCAATAAACAACGCTACCAATTCAAGGCGAGGGGTAGAGGTAGCCGTAAGGTGTATGGTGATGTCCGAGACTTGCCAGTAGAACACGCAGAAAAGATAGCTCTCTATCATCAGACTAGAGATCATATTGCAGAGAAAGAACACCAAGAGCAAAGACGATCTAAATCAGCTTGGGAGATTAGTTACCAACTCAGACACATTAAAGATGCCATAGAAAAGCATAATAATGTTTTTAACAACGACTTAGAAATTAACTTAGAGGTAAACGAAAATGAGTAAACAAACATTTAAAGATTTTAAAAAAGAATGGGCAAAAGATTGGGCAAAAGATGATGTTAATAATTTGCACGCTAAAGATTTTATAATAGATGTCTTAGCTGATTACTATGAAAAAGACATACCTAATAACTTAAAAGATTTTAAAGAGTGGTTAGTATCTGAAAAAGGATATGCCGAAGAAGATGCTAATGACTATATAGAGGGGGTAGAAGATGAGTAATCCAGTACCATTAATTAGAGTTTATTTTGAAACTCCCAACCATTCATACTCTGAAGAAGTGGCAACCTTTACAGAGGAAAAATACTTTGATGCTTGTTACCGACAGCTTGAAAAGGCTGCAAAACAAGAAGGATATATATTAACCGAATCTTTTTGTTATTACGGCTCGGAGTTAGAAGATGACACTTGAGGCCGTTTGTATTGAAAAGATGAAAGCATTAATCAATAGCATTATAATTGATACAGACTTAAACAAAGAGGATAGGACACCTTATGAAAAAGGCATGAGATCGTCTGCAACAGAAATGGAGTGGATCATAAAAGACTACAAAAGATTAAAGAAATTACAGGACAAAACATGAAACCAGAAAAGACAAAAGAAATAGTTAGAGGAATTGAAATACCTAAACATTTACAACATTTACCAAGAAAGAATATTTTAGCTTTGCTGTATTTATTTGGGCGAGTGGTTTAATGATAGAGACAATAGGATTTATTTATGGAATTGGTTTCCTTATATGGTTAGCCGTAGTATTAGGCGTGATGCTCTTTGTTCAGATTTCTAAGAACTTATGACCAAGAACAAATACCGTATTGTCCTGGTTGAATGGGACGAAGTAGTTGACCAGTTAAATTACCCAGAAGGATTTGACAACAAAGGATTCCAAAAAGGAATATTCATATACAAAAACAAACAACAAGATTATCCAACTCAAATATTTTGGTACAAAGACAACAATAATCGCTTTGACGGACTAGCAGACTATGTTGCACATTTATCCTAATATAGATACAATCCGAGAGTGGTTCTTAAGTGATTTGATTCAGAATCTTTTTTACTCTCCTATAAGTATGTATCATGTAAGAGCCACTTCATGACCACCCTAGCCGTAATAACATTAGTATTTTATATTCTTGCTTTTATTTTTGGCAGACCTAACAGTTAACTAATATCTTCTTCTTCCTCGTCCATGATCTGCAATTCTGTTAGATCGTCTACTTCCTTTTGCTTCTTATCTTCTTCCTCTTTTTTATCCAGCACACCAGCTAAATCACCATCAAGATCCAGAGGATCTGCAAGATCTTTTTTATTCTCCAGAACTAGACTGCCCATCAGCTGCTCCAGGCGTTTCTCAACTTCCTCCCGACTCATTTGATCCACCTTGCCGAACATAACTTCTTTTCTATCAACAACTAAACCCCCGACCTTCAATAAACTGTTCTGGGCAGATATTGCAGCGTTGAATGAGCCGGCTTCAAGGGCCTTGTCTCTTATATCGTAGAGATCTTGAACTGCCCGATCATAATTCAACTCATACTTCTTCTTAGCCTCATTCATCAGATAGTTATATTCTTTGCGAATTAGAGCTTTATTCATCAGCTTATTAGCAGATTGTCGTGCATCTTTATACCCAGCTTTATGAGCGCACTCTACTAAAGACAAGCGAGGATTATTGACTGCTTGCCATATAAAGTTTCTTTGTCTGCGATTAAGTGAATTACTTAAGTTTGCGTATTCAATGGGAGCTTCTTCTTCTGGGGAGAGGATGGGTTCGTATTCTAGTTTATTTTTTCTATATCCCATATTGTTGTTAAGCATATTAGAGTGAGGAAGATTAAATAATACCTACCCCCACTTTACCCTAAAGTGTATTGAGAGGATACCTTACAACAAATTACTTAGTCAAGATGTTTATTGTAATATTTATCTATTTGTACTTAACTCTAATGACAAAAATGCAAAAAATAAAATAATCGTGAAACCCCCATTCTTATCATGTTTTCTTGCGTCATGACTCCATGACAATAATAAGACAATAATAAATTATTCTTTATCTGGGGTAATTAATTCCACATAAGACTCATCTTCTGGAACATCCACATACTGATCTATTACATCATCAAGCATACCCATCATCTTTTCATCATCACCTACAACCTTCTGTAGATTCCAGATACAAAAACTAATAGAAGTAAGCACAATGTTCAGCTTATCCTCTCCTCGAATTGTAAAATTGTTAAAAACGTTGTCTAAACTTGAAACCACCTCTGATAGAGATGGCTTAGTCATTTTGCTCTGTATTGGCACTACTTTTAATGTCATTAATTAAGTATAGACTATTTATTAGATTTTTTTTCTTTTGCTGCATTTATTGCATGCTGCATCAAAATATCCAATACTTCTAACTTCTCAGGCCCAGATAGGCCTTTAAAATCTATAACTAATTGTTGTATTACTGATTGTTTATCCATGAGTGTTTATGACTCTTGCGAGTAAACATGCTCTTCCCAGATGTCTGTTAACAGAGACGGTAAATTTGTCTCGTTAACCTCAATCATGCGCTTGCAAAACTCTTCAAAGCTAGAGCAAGTGCCAATCACGCACTCTGAATCTGCCTTAATATCTATTAGTAAATCTGATGTTCTTCCCATTTGTAACTCCTATAGTTTCTGTATGTAGACATTATATACTTATTAGTTCATAATACAATCTACATTAACTTTATAGGAAAAAGATATGAATATAAAAGAGCAAATTGATGAGATCTTAAAATCATCAAACGAACGGGAGATTGTTAAAGATCGCCTAAATTACACCTTGTTTGAACTCAAAGCAAACATCTCGGATCTAACTGACTTAGCTAATAAACTAATTATGGCAGTAGAAGATATGAAGGAGGCATCATGAAGTTTAAACAAACCAGGAAAGATCGAACTTGCAGCAATTGCAATGAAGCAATTAACAAGGGAGATATGTATGGACAAAAATCAACAAGCACTACAGCAAAAGAAACTTGTTGGTCGATTGATAATAGACCTACAAAGGAAATACCAGATTGGGCTTGGAGCAACGTCAGATTTGCTACAAAGCATGATTGGTGTAAACCTTGTGGTGAACAAAAGGAAGCATCATGAAAATAATGCCAGAAATCTTAGAGAACGAAGAACATGTGATTCTTGGGGATGCTGTCTACTTCCCAGATATGGAACATAACTTCTATCATTCAGTACCAGGCATCT